CGGACTCAACAATTAGTATGTTGTTGGGGTCTCTACTTTCTTCCTTCCATGCCCCGCCGGGTGGCCTCGTGGAGGCGCCGCTTGTGCTCGCGCCTGCAATCCGGGTCCTCGCAGTGCGTTATTGGCACCGGGGGCCCGGGTTTTGGGGCGTTGTTTGACCTGGCCTTTGTGAGGCACGGGCACTCGTCCACTTCCGGTGGGTCTGTTATTGTTAGACCCTGAAGGGACGGGGGCGTTGGTGGTTGGTGAACGCTGACCATTCGGGCGACCAGGGACTTCAGATTGTCTATCCGTGCCTGGGCGCTGATTTGGAATGTTCGCATTTCGTTTGCGGCTTTTGCTTCCCCTCCGCCTGGTGGGGTTAGCTGGCCGGCAAGGTCCTGGAAGAGCTGGGGTAGCTCGAGCAGAACTTTGTTGATCACTTGTTGTTTGTCCTCGGACATCGTGAGTTTCGACAGAACTCTCTTCGATAATAGGACCGGCTTGGACTTCCCCGTCTAACACCACAACTAATTTTGGGTCCAATGGAACGGAAGTTGTGAGGCGAGGAAGTCCAGAAATGGGACCAACATAGTCATCGAGCAGCATGAGGTGGTCTTCCAGCTCGGCTACCGAGATTTTCAAGTCTTTTGCGACAACTTCGAGCCACACTTCAGATGTAGATTGTGGCCACGAATTGTTCAGGTTCGCTTCTGTGCGAACCCAAAACGGGATGTCGTCAAAATTCTTGTAGTTGATAACCATTGATTGACAGTTGCGTTGATAAGCTCGGCACCAGTTGCTGAGGAATGGTGTGAATCCATCAGTAACCAAATAGGCCTGGGTCTTAGCCCAGCCAATCTCCTCGATGTTGAAGTTTACATCACATGTAGTGTGTATCTTGAGGAGGGTGCGGAGTGGCGACTGAACCGAAGCCGGTGAGGACCAAGGATCTGCGAAAATGCGAGAAAGAAATGAGACTGGGGTCCCGCGGGTGGCCCGGTTGACTATTTGTAAGTCAAATCCCAGATCGGAAGCTGTCTTCACAAGCAAGTCATCAGAGACAGTGCCGTTGCGAAGACCGTCGTCCCCGTAGACGAGTCCTATGTTGTCCCAGGCCTCGTCAATAGATTGACCAGCTAGCCTGTTCGTGGCATAGAAAACGAATGCGTTAGCCATGCTGTTACAATCCGTGGTCAGAGGCGACCCGCTAAGTCTGGTGGACTCAGGGCGATATTTCTGACCCAGTTTGGTAACAGCCTGGGCGCCCATCTCGTTCGACAGAAGGGTTTCCAATTCCCCTTTGTGCTCTGCCGATGCCCACCGTCTGTATGCACAGAATTCAATCTTTTGTCGGACATTTGCCAGGAACGTGCCGTCAAATCTGCTGTAATCAGTCTCCACGAGCTCATCAGATGAGCTCGCAAGGTCTTGAACAGCAGCTGCTATTTCTGCAGGTGTTTTGCAAGGCGTGTACCAGGATTGTTTCTTCAAAATGTCGTCTTTAAATGCATACGTGAAACCAGATAATTGGGCATTCTGGCCGTGTGGGACTGTCGAGATGTTTCGTGGATGGTTCGGGGCATTGTAGGCCTCCTTCTTCTGGAATGCTTTGACAATCATGTCAAAGCCATGATGGAACCGGTTTGCGTCATTGCGGGCGCGCTGGAGTGGCTTTTGTTGCAAGGCTTCCACATGGGCGACTGAGTAGGGCACACCAGTGCCGACTTCAGGAACGAGCTTCTTTACAAACTCGCGCATGAATAATCGCTGCTGTGGAGTCGTGTTCTCCCGCGCTTTCGCCTTTCTTAAAGGCTCTTGTATCCGTCCCTCGATAGTAGCCCGCTCGTTGGCACACGAAACGTTTGGAAATACTGCAGTTTGGGTCAGTGGTCCCGGTGCGTACTCGCGAGCATACTCAGACCCCTGCTCATAAGGGTCCGTGTCGTGTTTCTTCTCAGCCGATTGATAGTGCCTAGCCAATTGCCCAGGCTTGTGCACTTCAACAACTTGTGACAGAGAAGAGTTCACCACGCACTTATGTAAGATGGCTGCGTCGTGGTGATCGACTTTGCTACGGCGAACAGTATCAGAAAGGTTCGTCGTTTTCGAGAGAGAGAATGCCGTACGGAGACATTCAAATGTTTTGAGGGGAACAGTGACGCTGGCAAATTGTCCCTCCTCGCCCAGACTAAGTTCTGGGCCTTCATGACCGATGTGTGTTATGGCATTGAAACTCTGGCCCTCAGTGCCGCGTTGTTTGTACACGGTCTGTTCGAGCATGGGGCCAAAGTCGCAG